CTACATCACATACCAAGATGCTGTCGAAGCTCTAGAGGGTTTTGTTTAAAAAATAAATCTCCGTAACTCGTTGGTTGTCAGCGAGTTACGGAGGACGGGGGCGCGGAGCGCCGTAACTCCCTATCAATCAATGACTTACAGAGATAATCTAATATCGAACGTGGTCGCCCCCGCTAACCGCACCTTTATTTGGGGCTTGTTATTTGATCTGGGTTTATTTAGTTTGTTTTGTGCGATCTGGGCAATCACATTATTTACGCCGTTTGATTAGATCTGGCATTATTTGATTTTGATTTTGTTTATTCGGGGCGCTGCATTATTTGGGCGCTCTCTTTCGATCTGGGCCTACCTATTATTTGCGAAATGTCACCCGACCTGCACTTTTTTTATTATTTTTTAACGTGGCTGGTGCAGTGAGGTGAAAGTTTTAAAAACTTTTTGTATTTACCCCCGTGCAGAAATTGACTTTTTTTATAATTTTTTTTGTTTGGGTTTACCGAAGAGGAGTAAAAAGACCAACCTCACTGCGGCGGCTACGTCAAGCAAAAGGGCCGCAAATCCTTTAGAATCAAGGAAAACTATTGTGTGTGGAATTTTTATTATTTTTATTTAATTAAATAGGGCAATCCACATTCAGTATTTGAACACCCATTCTCCCAGTCTTCTCTCTCTTATTCTCCCTTATATTGTTGTTATGTATTTGGGGTAGTATATGTTGTAGGTATAAGGGTTAGACGACGATGGGAGGGGGGTTGGTGCAGTAGGTATATGGACGTAAAACTATACTACATGTTGTGGTTTTAGTGTCCGACACTACAATATGTAACAAACAAAAGAATTTTGTAATTACAAATGAACAATATTATATATCACAGCCCCGACTATCAATCTTCATACTCATACCCAAAGTCCCCATCATTATATAATCCTACATTATAGGCTACAGGTAATCTGCTTATCTGTAACATGAAGTTGTCTTTGATTATGGTGTATTCCTTGACCTTGTGCTTGGTGGCTTTGATCGCTGATCGAAGGGAGCCGCCATGTTGAAACATGTATGGGAGGGCATGTTTGTAGAGTAGGAATTTATAAAAATAAAAAATACTACTAAAATTGATGCGCCCATTAAACACATCATCATATGATCTAGCCCCAAATATATTATGAGCCAAGTTCTTATCTTCTTCTACCTCCTCTGGTTTACCAATCATTCCAATTGACAGACCTGTTCCCCATTGTGATACTACATACCTCATGCTAACTCCTTCAATATGTTTGTTCCCTTGACTGTGATCTTACGCTTACCGTCGATCTCCATGAATCCACTGCGAAGTAGATTGTTCTCCGCCTCAAGCTGGATGGCAGAGCGGGACATCCCAGTGACAGCAGACAGCATCTGGAGGGAGCTAGGACCGTTGGATTTGAGAATGTCAAGGATCTGGACCTCAAGGTTAGTTAAACCCTGTGGTTTGATCCCCAAGATTTGTTTTATTTTAAGCCAAGCTTTTGCATCCACCTTTGGATTGTTATTGATCTCGCAGAATGCTTTGATCTCCAAAGCTCTTTTGATTGCGCTACGAGCGTTACCACGAACGGTGTCAGCAATCTGATCAAGGACAACCTTATCGAACTGAACCCAATCAATTTTCTTCTGAATGATGTGAGCAAGCTCCTTGGAAACATAAGGCTTAAAATCGACGATGGTCATACGATCCTTCAATGGATCGAAGATTTTGTGAAGTTCTGTAGTAGCAAACAAGAAATTCTGCTTTTCAAAGTCGAATGTAGCGAAACCTTCTCCAATGGAAACCTGCTTACTCTTGCTCCCCTCAGTGTTGAACACCGTCAAGAACACCTCAGTCAAATCTTTAGGTAAGGCATGACACTCATCCAAAAGGACAGTGATCTCCTCTCCAGCGATAGCTGGCATGAAGACCTGTTCAAAAAACTGTTGGGCATTGCGGATTGTCCCGCAGTTAATCTCAAGAAGTTTTCTTTTGATTCCCTTAGCGAACTCCTTAGCGAACTCAGTCTTACCTAAACCTTTAGCTCCGTTGAGCATGATGGGTGGAATGATAGAGCCAGCTTTGTGAGCTTTAGCATAGAAATCAAGGCGACCCTTGACTTCGCTCTGACCTACAAGTCTTTCAAACATAGCTTAGTGGATTTGGAATTGAATAGTCTCTGTAGCCTCAAGCTCATCAGTGGTCGAAGAGACAACCATAGATGGAGCAGATGACTCTTGGATCTCGATACCAATCGAATCAAGCCACTTTTTACTGACTGATACATTGGCATTGGGGCCAAGATTGTTGATAAGATCAGCAAGTTTGATGCTGATGAAACTGGTTGAACCCTTGGGGCGACCACGACCTCGTTTTGTTGTATTACTCATAACTGGATGTAGATTAAGCTCGGACTCTGGGTGAGTCAATATTTTTTTGATTAAAAAATGAATTATTTTCCAGACCAAGATCTTTAGGTTGGGGATGTAGAGTATTTCTCTCTGCTTCCTCTGCCAGTTCATTCATGATCTGGTGATACTCTTCATACTCTTCCGGGCTAACAAAAATGGGATGTTCGAATTCCATAACGAGGCCATTATGGTTTATCGAACACCCCAATGCAAGGCTTTTTTAAATTTAATTTAAAATGATTCCCGCTGCTCCATAAGCATTGCCTTTGCTAAAATTGCATAATTAACAATATCATCGCAAGCATCTTCGACACTCTCATTTGAGACCTTCAACTCCTTATCATTTGTGAAAGACCTAATCCTTTGAATCTTATCAATGACTCTAAGCAGTAAGCCTTGCACTGGATCAATCCCAAGGACAGATGCAGCGTTAAAATTAGCGAAGGGGTCTTTCGAGGTTTTCCCTCCAGTATAATCGTTATTTTTTTGCTTCATAATCTCCCTGCAAGTATCGCAGGTGTCTTTATGCAGTTTCAATAGATCTTCAGTTGTCATAATTATTTTCTTGAGATTTTATTCTTTCTATGTGTCTGTCCCACATTCCTTCAGATGAATTTTCTTTTTCGTATTCTTTGATCAGTTCTTCAGCTTCCCTTATTCTGTTTCTAGCTAAATCAATTCTAGCTTTAGCATATACTTCAAATGGGAACTTAAACCAGCAGACTAACCCAACAATCAACCCTATTGGAATGCCAATCAGAATAGATCCCAAAAGAATAATGAGTTCTTGTATTTTATGTTTCATCAATATTACTTTTTAATTCGCTTATAGGCATGTTATACATGTTTGCATGAACTCTAAAACCATTTGATATATCTATTTGCCCCTTACGCATATACTTAGCTTTCTTGAAGTATTCGTCTTGAGTCATGTAACCGCATAACCAAATTGATTTAACTTTGTGATAAGTAGTGTTTCTACCTTTCCCCTCTTTGTTGTCAAAGGTGATCGAAATAAAAGCATAAACATCTGTTTTTTGATGCTTGCTGGTTGCAGCGATAGAGACTTCGTAATGACCTTCAACGTCTCTCGTTCTCCTCTTGGTTTTAACCTCAATCTTTTTTCCGCTCTTTAATAAATCATAATTGTATTTCTCGTTCCCCTCATCGCAAGAAACATTATCTGCTTTTAGGTGTCTAGCTAGAGCTATTTCGCCAAGGTAACCAGCTAAATTTCCACCTCCAGATGTGATCGAATTCTTTATGGAACCTAAAGCTTTAGATTTTTTTATTGCCTCCCTCGACATCCAAGGAAAATATTTTAGTTTTTTAGGAATCATAGAAATTAATTAGTTTTTTTAAAAAAGTTGTAAAATTGTAGTCCATATTTGGAAATATCACAGCCGATCTGGGTCTTCTTCGATTGTTTCCAGTAATTTTTCTATCTTTTTCCTACTATCTTCTTCGTATACAGCTAATTCAGCAAACTTGTGGTCTGTTCCGAATATCTCTTTCATTTTCTTTGACATCTTGGGGTCTACGTCAAACGCTTCTTGAGTGTCTGGTTTACGCCGAAACAAACCGGACAGTAATTTAATTAGTTTTTTCATGTTAAA